GATTTGCGGTTTCGATTTTGACGTTGTGCGGCGCACGACCGCCGGGTACGAGCACGAATATTTCGTGAAACAGTATCTAGGGCAACTGGGAACGGACCGATCCACCACCATGATTTTCGACATGGCTCTTGACAATCTCAGTGCCGCCAACATGCTCGGGGATCGTCTTCGTGAAAAAACAGAGGCGATTGTTGGTGGTCCTGGGGAGGGCGCAACGCGCTCATTCTCACTGCGCACCGGAGATAACAGCAGCGCAACCAACGAGTACGAAGTATTCGTTGACGCATCCGCCGAACCGACCACCGCGAAAATGGAAGCAGTTGGCGATGCCCGGCTGGGCGAGCTGAAGGCAACCGCAAAAGTCAGCGCCAGCGTCATTTCGAGCCGGGGCTATGTCTACGGGCAGCACTACCGGCACGGCGATCTGGTCACAGTACAAATTGGCGATACCAGTGTGGTGCGCAAGATCGACGCAGTTGACGTGAGCTTCTCGCAGAATCAGCGCGTTGATGTGCGGCTGGAGTTCGCCAACCCATGAAGCTTAACCTTGTTTCCGAAGCGGACCTGACCCGACCGGAGATGGACGGCATCAAGCTGCGCCTCGCCCGTGTGGAAGCTAAGGAAATCACCACCGTCACGCTGGGTGCAATCCCCAACAGCCTGCTCACGGCAAAGGGCGATCTGATCGTCGCCAGTGCAGCCAGCACGCCCGCGCGCTATGGTGTGGTTGCGCCTGCATCTCCGGAGATCAACGTGCTTGGAGTTGCCAACGGAGAGGACGCGCCGACGTGGAAAACGGCCAGCAGCGCAGGCGCGGCGGATGCGCACATCGTCGCGACGAATGCGAGCGGGTATACGCGAGTTGTGCGGCTTGGCATCGGTGCGGCGGCAAGCGATCTGCTATCGGTTACTCTGGCAGCGTCGGGCAACACGCTCGACCAGGGCATTACGATTACGCGCACGACCGGGATAGGAACAGGTTTTATTAGATTCGGCAACACGACAAGCGGAACGAATGATATGATTCCTGCATTTAACGCACAGGCAAACGTCAAAGATGCGTCATTTCAAATATACGGATTTCAGCCGACAAGCGATAGTACAGCACCGGCTGTTGTTTTTGGCGTTGGGGATGCAAATCGCAATGCAGCAATTAGCGCCACGGATATAGCATTTTCGTTTTACAACTGGTCTACGTTTTTGGCCACCGTACTAGGAAATGGAAATTTCGGAATCAACAAAGCCAACCCCGGCAGCAAGTTTGCCGTTGTTGGCCTTGTCGATTACGCCAATAACGCAGCGGCGATAACTGGCGGGCTGAGCGCGGGCGATTTCTACACGGAAACCGGCACGAATCCCAAGCGGGTTTGCGTGGTCTACTAGGGGGCGGCATGGTTTGGAAATCGGCGGAAAATGACCAGTGGTACGTCAACACAGGCGGGCAAAATATCCCGTTTGATTCAGAGCAGGAGGCTCATCAATTCATGGCTAAACAGGACACGGCACGCGCAATCGTGCGCACAGTACAATCACTGGCAACGGCAACGGACACGGCTGGCGACCTCGAAAAGGAATATTTCGACGTGGCTGGCGCAGGATGGACGGATGCAGACGTGGCGGCGCTTGGCATAACGTCAGCGCAACTTGCGTCATGCCTAACCCTCTTGCAGCAGTTTGAAAAGTTGATGACGGCGCAGGCGACTACGCCACTTGACAACACGGCATCGCTTAATCAGGTGCGGCGGGTGCAAGCATGACAGACGCCACGCCGATTGACGATATCCATGCCGACGCCATCCGTTACCGGCTCATGCTGCGCAACGAAGCAGAGGCGACGTTGCAGGCTTTGACGGCGCGCATCCTGCGCAATATGAACATGCCGGACGGCTCGCAGATTCGCATCGAAGCGGACGGCAGCATGGTAGCGGTTGCGCCTGGTTCGACAAGCTCACCAACCGGCGCAGCAGAATAGCGAAGCAATCGGCCATGAATGCCACCAACCCCGGCGAGACTTTACGAACTGCTGATAGCGGCTGGCTTCACGCAGGCGCAACTCGACAGCATAACGCAATCGGCACTCGGCACCGGCCTATCTGCCATCACGACATCGGCGGAACCGGCAGAGATGGTGCTGGCCGTGATTCGCTTCGCAGAGAGATACGGCCTAATCAGGGAGTTGACGGCAACGGTACTGACAGCCGGCAGCGACAGACCCGCGCTACAGAATGTATTGCTGGATGACAACATGAGTTTGGAGGATGGACGCACAACGCAGGAAACGGCGCTCAATCTGGTGCGGCTGGAAAATAAGGTCGAGAGGCTCTCCGACCGTGTGAGCGAGTTGGCGAATGCCGTTACGTCACTGACCCACATCATGCAATCGGGACGCCAGGCTACGCCGTTGAACTGGAATATCATTTGGATCGGGTTTATTGTGGCGGCGTTGGTTGGAAGCGGCTTGTTTGCCATTGCGGCGGTCAAATGATGATTCGGCAGGCTCATCAACCATGAACATAGCGGATATTTTCTCACTGCGCGCTTATGGCGTCATCGGCTACAGCCTGGCTACTTCGCTGGCGCTGGCAAGTGCAAGCGTGGCACTTGCCTACTACCGCGCCGGCAGAGACAAAGGAAAGTCCATCAGCCTGGCGCTGAGTGCGCTTTTGTTCGCCGTGCTATTCGCCTATCTCGTTTTGGTTTCGATGCAGACAGGTTGGTTCGATCCGCGAATCATGCAGCCTATCATGCGCACCGTGGCAATTGCTGCATCTCTATTCGGTTGGTCTTTCCTTTGGTTTGCACTGCGCAAAGAATCGAAGGTGAACGGCTCGCCCCGTGAGACTTCGGAAACCCCAACAGACGACTTTACATAACAAAAGCGGACAGATCGGTTGACCTGGCCGCTGGTGGGGTGGGGATGGGCTACTGCTTGCGTGCATTGCGTTCGTAGTTCAATTCATTGCGCTCTGCTTCCCAATCCTTATGCTGCTGTATGCGTTTTTCCATCTCGGCATACAGCTTCTCGACAGCCGCCAGCCGGTTTTCGGCATCCAGCGCTAAACCTAATCGTTCATGATACTCTATTAGCAGCGCGTCCATCTGTCTCAATCCTCTTGCCGCTTCCACCGGCTTGCACGGCTGGCCGGTTGTTGGTGTGGTTAGGCTTCTTCTGGCACAACGCCGATGAACATTGCTGCCTGATTCAGAATGCGCAGGACTTCGTTAGCGTCGGCCACATTCTCCCATTTCACGTCATCCGGTGACACGCCGCCGTGATCCTCTGTCCAGTTCTGCAAGGCTTCCAGAGTTGCGGCAATCTCTGCCATCTTTGCCACGTATGCCATCACTGCTTTTTCGTTTCCCATTTCAATCTCCCCTGTGTGTTGGTTGCGCCGGTCGGGGGTGCCGGTTGTTTGGTTGGTTACTCGTCGTGGTTGTGCATTACATCGAGCATGACGCTACCATCTTCAATGCGGTAAAATCCGTAGCTAATCTCTGTCGGCTCTCCATCCAAAATCAAAACAAATTCACTATTGCTATTGACAAGTTTTCCGCTGCGGGACATTCTTTTTGCAGGTTTAAGTTCTGCCGAAACCGCATCGTAATCGCTAATCCACTCACTTACTACCTCAGACATCTTGGCGGATACATCTACTTCATTGCTTGCCGTCTGCTTGCTGATAAGTTTTGCGCTCATTTTCCCGTCTCCCTGTGAATCTCTCTGTTTGCTTTCCTACTGACATTATAATTCTTTTGGTGATAATTGTCAATAGGGAAAATAGGGAAACGCATTAAAAATTATGCGCCAACGATGCTGCCATCGGCACGCCTGACCCGTTGCCATTTGCCAGTCAACTCGCCACCGTGCAGAAACAGGTAATCGGAACCTGACAGATGACCGTAGCGCAGCGTCCCGGCTCGGCGGCGCTCAATCCACATGCCGACGAACACGGCAACGCCTAGCGATACGATCCAGCCTGCGACAATCATCACAACGCACCTCCCATCACTGACAGCAGCGCCAGCGCAATGACAGCCGCCACAATCGACACTAGCGCCCACGGCGTGCCATTGTCCACCGCTTCTTGTGGCGTCTCGACGTAGCTGCCATCGTCACGCTGCCCACCACGAAAGACGTTGTGCATGATACCCATGCCACCTGTCAGGAACGTGAATAGCAAAACAACACCGAGTACTACTTCTGCTTCGCTCATACCCCTCCCCCCTCAAAAAGTTGTCACAGATATGCGGCGACGTTTTGGCTATCACCGTCGCCGTGCTGTGCGCCGGAAACGTCTCCGAAAGCGGCGCTGAATGTGTCGCCATGTGTCCCAAGATCGTCGCCGTTACCGTCGCCGTTACCGTCGCCGGTTGCGGCGCTAGAGTAGGCGCAAGCGTCACAGCGCATTAGGATTCACCTTTACAGGATTATATGACACGAAAAAGTATCGACCTCGCCCGTTTTTGCGATACAGCAACGTGCGCCGCTTGATAGCCTCTCCGCGCCGGACGTGCGCTGCCATGTGCGCTGACATTGATCGACCTCGCTCGAATTCTTTGCCGCAGATTTCGCATTTCATTTTATGCCTCTACCGCCTCAGTATCCAACGAATCAATAAACATTTTGCACCGCTCCCAGGTGCGAAAATGCTTCGTGATGCGAGATGCGATTCCATCACAGTCTGTCATTTCTGCTTTGGCCGTATACCCACAAGCCGGAGTGAGGAATACATCAACATCGTAGGATGTGGTATCGGTATCCCACGAGATAGATTTGAATAGTAGATTTCCCTTTGCCCGTTTCATTTCCCCATCTCTCCTGTGAATTACTGTTTGCTATGCACTCAGTATAATTCCAAAAGAAATAATTGTCAATAGGGGAAATGATGGATTCTACCGTCTCCGGTTGCGTCTCCGCAGAATCAATGCGCCGATGTCTCCTTGCGCCTCTATCCTGTCGTGAGCCTTCGTCAACTGCGTTAGCGCAAAGTCAAAATCAGCCTCGGTGACGTCGTGGCCGTCGTGGATGCGTGCAGCCATCATAAGTGCCCTGGCCCATTCCCACCGGCGTTCAGTGATACCCAAATCATGCGCCTTCGTGCGGCTGATAGAGTATCCGGCAAAGCGCCAAGCCAGCATCGCCGTGGCGTCTGCCATCGCACGATTCAGGATGCGGCCCGTCCCTGCGTTCACCTTCAACTTGCGCAGGTAGCGATTCTCTTTCTTGAGTTGCGCATTCTCAAGCACAAGGCGTTGAAGCGTAGCCTGCGCACGTTCCATCGTATCAGTCGTCATGGCGCTACCTTCTTTACAGGATTCTCAGCGATGCTCTTCAGGATTGCCCATTTGCTTGTGCCAGAGTTAAGGCACATGGCCGCATCCATCTGCTGGCTAATGTCGTCTATCACCGCCTGTTGTTCTGGCGTCAAATCTTCCCAGACGATAAACGGCGAACGGCGCTGTATGAGCGAAATCTCGGCATTGTCTATTGCGTCAGTCGTCATGGTTCAAATCCTCTATTGATTCAGCGTAAGCATCCTGCTGCGTTTTGAACCAAGCATTCAGCCAGTCAATCAGGCGTGCAGCGTCGGTAGTATCAAGCGTGTACACGGCATCATCAACAATGCGCTCTCCCTCATATCCGCAAATCTCAATATCAATGAGGCTGCCACTGGATACAAAGACTTCCATCGTGCTGCCAGTGAAGTCCCTGAGTTCTAGCATTTCCATGTCAGTCGTCATGCTTGCGCTCCTTCCACATTTCCAGGATTGCTTCTAGCGCCATTTTGCGCAGGCTGAATTCGTGTTCCATGCGGGCGTGTTCAATGTCGGCGGATTCGATGATGCGCAGGCGCTCTACGCCGTTGCGACTGTGAGCATACTCCGTGCGGCTCTCAAACCAGTATAGCCCACCGCCGACAACGGCCATGACGACCAGAAACGTCAACACCGATGGCACTGTACCTGCCACACCGTATGCCACCATTGCGCCTGCAACCGACAGCAGCGCCACCAAGCCGAACATCGGCATACTGCGCAGCACAACGCCGTGCGCTCTGTCCGTTGCGCTCGTCTGTTCTACCATCGCCTCAGTCGGCGTCTGCCAAACATGCGCCAGTTGCGCCGTGTCGGTGTTCGCAGGCGGCAACACCTCGCCCAGCATCGGCAACTGTGACGGCGTGTAATCGTCTCTTGGCACGTAGCGAGTCTTGCCACGCTCCGTGACGGTGAGCATGGCGTTATGTTTTTTCATTTTGCGCCTCGCAAAACGGCACATCGCGCAGGATGACCAGCGCATCGTCAATCAAGCACAAGGCTTCGGTGAATCTCTGCCGATGTTCCGGCGCTATGCGTTCATCCGTCGCCATCTCACTGAGCATCAATGCAAGCGTGACGGCGCGGTGCTTGGCAACTCCGTACATTTCATCTGGCGTCAATCTCTGCGTCATGTTACCTCCGTGACAACAAAAAGCCGTAGCTATGCGGCTACGGCTTGTGGTATGCTATCCGACTGCGAGCATGTAGCCTATGCTCGCAGATGTTCCGCTGTGGCGTGTTCGCATCACGTCACAGCGGCTTGTCACTTGTGTTACATTTTTTCTCTGGCCGTCACCCTCTCTATGCCATTGCCCTTTTGCACTGTGATGCGCCAAGCCGGTACGTCAGGATGTGCGGCGGTGTAATCTTCCAGTCTTGTATACACTGTCAAGAATCCATCGCCGTTGCCCCTGTCTGAGTGTATAGGAATCTGACCGAATGGAGTCTGTGCATACAAATCTGCCCAGTAGTTAATCAGTGGACAAATGTACATCGTTGTCGTTTCCATCGTTGTCACCTCAGTTACATGCGCTCTGTGGCCATCTGGCAATAAAATTCCACGTTGGCTTGCGCCTCTGCCAACTCT